AAATTCGGCTTGCCTAACGTATAATTCTTCTAGGTATTTTTTAATTCTATTTCTTTGATATTGATATGAATTAATTTCCTCTTCCGTTCTGTTTCTTTGCTTTCTGTTTTCTTTGTAGTGATGGTAAATTTTCTTTCTAGATAGAGAACCTTCTTTACCATCCCAAAATACACAAATTTTGTCTAACTGATATGTTTCGAAAGATCTTCTAAGGGTGTCAATAAAGTGGAATAAACCCCCAATATGTTGACCCTTATAAAATCTATTCTTTTGTCCGTAGAAACCTATGGTTAATAAATTATCTCCATCAACCAATAATGTGTTAGACATTTCGTCTGTTGTGTTAAATGTTAAACAATATAAAATTTCCTATTCGCCTCCAATCTCTTCATCTTCAGACTCTGAGAACACGATATCACCTTCACCAAACCCACTAAGAACTTTATTCCAATAATCAGAATAATCTTTTTTATAAATTTCTAAAGCTTCTTTAGTATCATGAATGTATCCTTGTGGTACAGCAATAATCTTACCATCTCTATATGCTAAACCATTTACGTGGTTTTTAAGAATTGAGATTTTAGTTCTGATTGCATATGTAACTTTTCTACCACCTTTAACTGCATCAATGTGATTGATACCAGCTTTCTTTTGATTACCAAATAAGAATACAATTGAAGATGCTAACCATAACGCTTCGCCACCCTTCGCTTTAATCTCTGGTTGTCCAAATGGATTATCTGGAAGTTCCACCCACGGTTGGTTAACAACAATCATGGTTACATATAATGGATTTTCTTTTGTTGGATAATCTTCTTTCTTTGATTTAGAAATTCTAGAATGAATTCCCATTCCAATTTTATCAGCTAAAGCAGAAGCATTATGTTGTTTACCGCCTTTACCTTCAAATGTCATTTTACATGGTACAGATCCAACAGAGTCCCAACAAATTAATATTGATTTGTTAAGTTTACCACTAGCTTGAGCATCAATCAATTTGTTAATAAATTCAGTGATTTCTTCAATGTAATCAAACCCGTCATTAAAGATAAAATTACCGTGCCATTCTCCATCTTCGTCTTGTTCAGCTTGAAGACCTAATTGAACCGCATGTTCCCAATTCCACTTCTTCTCAGTAATAATAAAGACAGGTAGGTGCCCCTTTTTTTGAGCATCAGCCGCAGCTAAAATCATTGCTGTTGTTTTAGAAGAGTTAGAGTGACCTAAGAACATATTAATACCACCCATAACTGGACCTGGCATACCACAAGCATCCAAGAATGGTTGACCGCAATAATAGTGGTTAGTTTCTTTATACTTTGTCTTAGTCGAAAATTCCTTTAGAATATCTTCGTCGCTAAATTGTTTTTTCTTAATAGCCATTTTATAGTTTTTTTAAAATGGGGCTTCTGACGTTATCTCCACCCCTTTAATTAATTTAGAACGGTAAGTTCTCATCTGTTTCCTCTTCTTCTTGAGGGTCTTCAATAGGCGCTGAAGGTGCACTAAAAACCACCTCACCTTGAGAATTAGACGCCCACTTTTTGTTTTCAGTATCCCAAGTTGGTGTCTCACCTTTAGCTACCATTTCTAGATACTCTTCTGGTTTTTTAGAATAAACATCATTCCATGTTGTTTCCTCGTTAACCCATGCGCTAGCTTGAGCAGCATCTTCATGAAGTGGAGACGGATCTTCTGGCATAACCGAATTAATTGATGTATATTCTTTACCATTACCAGATTTAGTTAATGCTAAGAATAATGTGATATCTCTACCTGTTTGAACATCAGTAATGTCACCTTTCTTTTGGAAAACCGGGAATATCTTATCCATAATACCATCTCCTTTGGCGTTATGTTTAAATCTCCAGAATTTTGGTCCGTCTTGCTCATTGTCTCTATCGATAACCTTAACGATATAGAACTTACGTGAACGATATTGACGAGCTAATTCAGCGTCAGATTGAACCTTAGTTGCATATAATGCATCCTTAACCTCATTCAAAGGTGAACGTTTACCTTCTTGAGCTGGATCATATAATTTAGTCCAATTACCATCAATTTGAATTTCGTGGAAATAACCTTCTTTAAATGGTGTTTCACCATCTACTGTTGGTAAAATTCTGATACGTTTTTCACCAGATTTAACTCCCTTAGGAAGGACTGTTGTGAAATACCTTTTCAATCTGTCTTCACTCGACATTTTGTTTGCGTTGCTACTTGTAGCGTTTTTGTTTTTTTCGTACTGTGCAAGTACTGAATCTACTGTTGCCATGATAGTTTTTTTTAATTGTTAAAAATCTTATATCAAAATATACATAAAAAAAACCGGATTAAAAAATCCGGTCTCAATTATTTTTAAAATATTTTTCTATTACTATTCTAAGGTCAAAAGATATGCCAATTTATTAACTTCAGCAAGCATTTCGTCTTTTATATTTAATAAGTCAGTGTCGCTTTCTGGGGATAATTCCTTACCTAAATCAATTAAAAATTGTTTTATTTTTTGAATAAACTTAACGATTTCAATATCTTGTAGGTTAAATATTTCAATATTTCTAGTTGACTCGTCTAAAACGAATCTACCAAATTTACCCATTGATACCTCAACATATGTGTCTATTAGGCCGTCTAGGGTATCATAAATGTTACCAAATGCTTGATGTCTAGCATAACCCTTTGTTTGCCAATGCATTATCTTAAATTGGCATTGCAACCCTAGGAATAAGTTTACATTAGAACTGAGATTGTTCTTCATCTTCAAAAGGGTTAAATGATTGTGTTAGATCTTCTTTAGAGTAGTTTTGAATGTCGCTTTTGGTTAAAACATATTCGTTTTTCCCACTAGCTCTCATTTCTTGTTGCTTGTGCGCGAAGAACTCTTGAGGTTTTTCGTTAAATGGATATGAATCTAAAGAACGCATTTCTAATTTTTCTTGAGGGGTTTGAGGTTTCATTCCGTCTACCTTGGTACCCAATTGGTCAATTTTTGCTATAACAGCATCCATATTACCCAATTTCATTTCAAGATCATCTAGTTTACTGAATACAGCGTCCATTTGTTGCAAAACATTACCGTGTTCACCTTTTGATGTTTCTAACTCATTTTTAATGTTTTTAGTCATGTTAACTAAATCTGTAACATCAACTTCTTCTGTACTGCTAGTTTCAGGAGAATCTGGTAATGCTTCCATTCCTGGTTCTGCTGGAGCCGCTGGTGGCATTGAAGTTGCATCCATACCTGGTTCTACGGGTGCAGCATCTTCAGGTGCTGGAGCTGTTGGTAATTCTTGCTCATTAATCACATAAAGTGATTTTGCGTTTTTGTTAATAGATTTATATCTATTTATTTCTTCCAAAAGTTTTTGTTCTAACATAGTATTAGTCTTGTAATAGTTGTCTACCGTCTTCGGTAATGTATTTTTTATTTATTCTTTCAACGATACCATCTTTTGATCTAATAACATAGCATTCGCCAGTTTGTAAATCACATTCTTCTCTCTCCATTGAGTCATTTGATACTTGTCTTGAAACCTTTGGGTTTAAGAACTGATCTACCGATTTATTTATTTTTTCCATAATGTTAAAATATATACCAATAAATACTTCAATATTTACTATTTTCTTTTAATTAACCTAAAATACACCACATCCCCTTCCTTTAGTTTTAATTTTTTCATGAGTTTAGCACACATTGACATACCATACTCCCCAGCTTGAGTATCACTTATTGCTGGACCGTTATGTACTGGGCCATTAAATCTATTGGTAGATGGATTCATATCGGTAATTAAGGTGTATGATAAACCCAAAGCTGGGTTCTGAAATTCCGTATCATATTTAAAAATCTCTTCTTTATTATTGTTAATTTGTAATCTTACTGAATAAAAATCAAAAAGGGTGTCTTTAATATCATTATATGTTTTAAGAACATTTGGATAAGCATTCCATCCACTAATCAATTGTAATTCACCTGTTGGGTCATATTTTGAACCACCAAATAAAGCTACTCTTGTTCTAAGCCAGAATTCACCCTTTTTAGGTTCAATGTATTGAATATACTTTTCATTTGCGCCGCCGACTTTTGCACCATTATATGGTATGATATCATATAATAGCCCAGATTGGTTTATGATTATTTTGTTTAAATCTTCGCCACCAACTGGGAAACCTGGATCAATACTAATGGTTTGTTTATCCTTAGTTGTAATTGTTTTTTCTGTTGTGGGATTTTGAATAATTTGTTGTTTCTTCTTAACCGCAGATGATAGTAGTCTACTAAATAATGGTCTATAACTAGACATAAACG